ATTTTGGGCAACGATCAATGGCATGGCCGCATCAGGCGGCAATTCCTGCTCGGCCAGATATTGAAGATGATCGATGCGCTGAAGGGCTGAGAGTTCATAAAGTGTCAAACTTTTGCCTTCATGGTCAAAAACTGCGGATTTGAGAAACATGTCATACTCCGTTAAACAGGGGCTTGCGCCCCATAAAATAATCAGGAAACCGTGACCCGGCACGACGCCACAAAAGCGCCGTCACTGGACATCACAATAACGTCGGCTGTTCCTGCTGCTACACCGCGAACAGTCAGAGTATTGCCGCTGGCAGTGATCGTGGCTTTTGACGGGTCGGAAGATGAAGCGCGGAAGGTTTTATCCGAAGCGCCTGCAGGCAGAATGTTCACCGTCAGCGCTGTTGTCGCACCAGCGGCAACCGTGGCGGAAGACTTATCAAGTGTCACGCCAGTAACGGCTGTTGGTGGCGTGGTGCTTTCCTCTGCCAGCTGCGGCTTGCCTGTATTGGTGATTTTGGCTGTGCGCGTGATTACCTCTTTTGCCGGGATAGCTTTACCCAGGCTGCTGACCCAGCCACGGAAAACATCAACTGCGCCGTTTGGATATTTGATTTTGTACGTGCGCTTATCGCCATCGTAATACCACTGCACCAGGTCCTGCTGTCCAGGTTCGCCCGGCTTCCATGCCAGCGTAAAGCTGGCCTCACCGGCAGATTTCTCTCCCTGCGCGGTGTTCGCCCAGTCAGCATCTTCATCATCAAGATAACTGTCATCATAGGATTCAGCGGTCAGCTCACCGGGCGTCAGATCCTTTATCTTTGCCAGACGCGTCCAGCCAGCGTCAGAAAGTGGGTTTACGAACGGGTCGCCAGTGCCGGTAAAGATCCACAGCGTGGTACCGGCACCCTTTACCGGTTCGAGGGGGGTAGGTGTGGCCATAATGTCCTCACATCAAATAAGTAATGGAATACTGCAGATCGGCTGAACCCCAGGCGGCCATTTCATCGTCTCGCTGATAGTCGTAACCCTGGGCGGACATGGTTTCGACAAGGCCGGACAACGCAGGGATCGCACCCAGTACCGGATAGATTTTTTCCTCCATCCATTTATCAAGCGCAGAATCAGTTTCAGCTGCTTTCAGAAACACCTCGATATGAAGAATTGCGCTCCACATATCCTCATCCAGCGATTCGCTGGTAGCCTGAGCATCTGTCAGAAATACAGCGACTGCCGGGAGGTCGCCGGGCTCCAGTAATGCCGGCCTTCCGTCACACCAGGTAACGGTATCCGGAACAGAGCGTTTCAGTGCGTCAAGCACTGCGGCACGAATTGATGGATGCTTCATCGCGTAAGCACCAGCCGGAGCTGATTGCGCAGTGCTGCTGCCATTTCTTTCGGCATATCACTTTGCATCAGCCTGGCTGACTCCTCCTTAAAGGCTTCAGTTAACGGTGCCGCAAGCGGGATGCTCACCACCTGCAGTGGGTATCGGTTTTTTGTTGTTCTTCGCAGCACATGCCAGCGACCATTCTTAAGTTGCTGGATAAAGCCGCCGGGAAATGAGAAGCGACCGATACGCAGCACGCTGCCCGCCCCCAGTACATCGCGCTTGCGGCGGGAAAGCCGGACGCTTGCTGCACCAAGTTTGATCGCGGGCAGGTTGCCGCGATTAACCCTGATGGTGGCCTGCGGTTTTCGTACTGTCGCTTTCTTCAGCCTGGCGCGCTGGTTCACCAGCTTGCGGGGTACTTTCGTCTGCCCTGCCACCGCACGGGTGGAACGGCTGACGGCACGCGCGGCCACTCGGTTAACCGCCTGTGATGAGGCGCGGGGCACCGCTGTCTGACTGATGCTGTTCAGATTGGCAATGGCCTGTTCGAGTCCTTTTACGGACATGCTGCCTCCTTACTCAATCCAGATTTGCGGTTTGCCATTGAAGGTCTGCTGGCGGGTTACGGTGTACGTCTTCCCTTTCCAGATAACCTCGTCATTTTTTCGGGGCCGAAGACCAGGGGTAAACACTACCAGCGACAACCCCTCTCCGATCAGCGGCCCCATTTCAGCCAGGAACTGGCTTTCAACAGCGTTATAATCCGTACCGTTGATCGTGACCACGCTCCCCATCGTCTGCACAGTGGCGGCATCCATGCGCGCCGCCACCTGCTCGAAGCGGTTAGCCATTGAGACGAACCGCAACAGTCGTGCTGGTTGCGGCAGCGGCCTCCCATGCCTTGCCTGCAGGCGTTGCGCCTGTGGAATCAAGCTGAATTTTGCCGCTCTTGAGGTAAACTGTTTTGCCCTGTTCAATGGCATCGGCGGCAAGCTTAGGCAGCACAACAACGCCCGTTGTGCGTCCGTCTCCGGTTTCGCCAGGCGCGATATCCACGATAGCCACAGCCAGTACGTCACCTACAGCTACCGGCGCGCCGCTGAGAATTGCCGACTGCCCTGAGTTGGTGATGGCAATCGTATTGCCGTCCTGAAGATAATTTTTCATAGGGATCTCCATGGCCCCGCCCGGGGCCGGATTACAGACATAAAAAAAGCCCTGATGGGCTGCGGGAACTGCGCGGGGTGGCTTATTTGCCGGTGGATTTCACCAGGCCACGGTAATCAAGCGGTGCAACACCGGCATCAATGCGAACCTTGGTCGCCACACCGTCGGTGGTGAAACCTTCCTGCTGATCGATGTATGGGGTATCAACACCGTTCAGGTAGGCCACCTCAATGGTATCGCTGCCCTTGGCGGCGGCCAGATACCACGCCGCTGCATCAGCATCATCCAGGCGTGCTTCAGAAATGATCTGGGCGAAGTTCTGGATCGGGTTAACGATACCGGCATTAACATCCGCGCCTTTCACGCTCGCCGACTTAATAGTCTGGCTGGCTACCGTTTCCAGAATGGTCGGCACCAGCACATAGGCCGGGCGGATGTTCAGTGAACGCTCGCCGTCTTTTTGCACACGCATCAGCTGGCGTGCCTTGTCCAGGTTCGTTACGTCAATGCCACCGGCGGACAGGTTTTTATGATCAGCGCTGAACAGCGCCTTACCATCAGACATTTTCGGGTTATCGATCAGCACTGCATAAACCAGATCCCCGATAGTGGCTTTTGCCGCGCGGCCCATTTTGGTGGGAACGTCGGTCAGCTGGTTCAGGTCATCATTGATGATGGTCTGGCGGGTAATGGAGAAAATCTCGCCATAGGTCGCCAGCGCGATGGTTTCGCCTTTGTCACTGGTGGTAACGTACTTATATTCCGCACCCTCACGGACCTTACGCAGTGAGGCAAAGCCCCCCATACCGACGCGGTGCGCAGTTTTGAAGTCACTGAGGCTGCCTTTTTTGGTCCACAGCTCGAAGGTTTCTTCTGCCTCCTCCCAACCCTGAAGCAGGGCCTTATTGGCAACGTCCAGCAGGATGCTGCCGAAGTCAGAGGTGCTGTGCGTCAGGGCAAAACCGACCATCTGCATCGGGTTATAACTTGCCACACCGATCCCGCGCTCGGTCAGTGACATGCGCGCATATTCTCTCAGCGTCATGCCGTTATAAACGTTTTCGCGGCTGACCTCCTCGTAACCCGCGCGGGCCATCAGCGCCTGGCGGATCCCGTCACCAACGATATTGCCGTTGCTGGCATGGATATGCGCATTACCAGCTTTGTTTGACGGAGTACCGGTTTTGCCAAGCTCTGCCAGCAGCTTGTCTTTCGCCTGGTCAACGGAGCATTCCAGATCCGCGACACACTGCGACTGGAGCTCCTGGTGGCGGCCGCCGAACATGGCGAACAGGTCGTTGATGCCATTAACGCGGGCACGCTGCTCCGCCAGCACCTGGGCGCGGATGGTGTCTTCGTTAGCCGGGTTCTGTGGTGCCGGATTATGTGGCTGGTTCTGCGGCTCCCGGACTGTGCTGTTGCGCGGCGGGGTGACCATATTACGAATGCTTTTTGGCATCTTCTCAAATTCCTCAATACGTTTTGAATGGATGCAGGCCATCGCCTGCAGTGACGGGGTCACCTGATCGGCAAAACCCTGCGCCAGGCACTCTTCGCCGGTCAGCCAGGTCTCGTCTTCCAGCATGGCGGCGATCTCATCGTGCGATTTGCCGGTCTTTGACGCGTAAGCCGGGATTAACACGCTTTCGACTTTATCGAGCAGGTCAGCATAGTCGCGCATGTCGTCAGCATCTCCACCCGCAAAGCCCCATGGCTTGTGGATCATCATCATGGTGTTTTCCGGCATAATGACCGGATTACCTACCATGGCAATGACCGAGGCCATAGACGCGGCCAGGCCGTCGATATAAACGGTGATAGCCGCGCCGTGAAACTTCAGGGCATTAAAAATGGCGATGCCGTCAAAGACATCGCCACCCGGGGAGTTGATATGCAGTTTGATGTGAGTGATTTCGCCCAGCGCCTTGAGGTTCGCAATAAACTGCTTTGCCGTTACCCCCCAGTAGCCGATCTCATCGTAAATATAAATTTCGGCCTCGTTCGCCGCACTGGCCTGCATGCGGAACCAGTTATTTTTTGCGTGGGCTTTCGGGCGGTTCATCACCCGGTTTCTTTTCCTGGACACTGGTGTCTCCTTTGTCATTTGCCGGGTCTGTGTCGTACACCAGCCCCTGTTTTCGGTTTTCGTCGATCTCTGCTTTGCGGCGGCGCTTAACATCGTCCGGATTTGCGCCCCGGGCGCGTACCCATTCGCTTTCAGTCGCCGCGCCACCGCGCAGCAGCAGCTTCCAGGCGGTTGCCTCTTTTACCGGGTCGATCCATGGCATTACCGGCCCGGAATACACCGCATTGAAAAGCGACGCTTTATCCACACCGCGTGGCAGGATGATTTCGCCGGACGCGATCGCCATTTTCAGCCAGGCCCGGTACATTGGCCGGGTGATGGCGGCAATAAACGCATCCTGGAGGATCAGGTAGCCTTCGGTAGACTCCACCAGCTCCTGGCGCTGCGCGCTGTAGGTGCCATCATAGTTACGGGCGATGCTGGAGAAGCTGCCGCGTGAACCGGCAGCGACGGCGCGCAGCTGACCGTTGCGGAATGTCTCAAGGTTGGGGTTAGGCCGGTCCGATTTAATCATCCCGATGTCTTCACCAGGACGCAGATCATCAAACAGCATACCGGGCTCGATATTCAGCTCACGCGCGCCACTGGAGTCATCATCAGGATAGGACTGCCCGTCGCCTTTTTTGATGAACATGCCCAGCGCGGCAGCGATTCTTGCGGCGGTCAGCTCGGCGTCTTCGTACTCCTTGAGGGCTGACAGGCGCATCATTACGCCTGCCAGCAGAGAATTACCCCGTAACTGGTGCAGCCGGCGCATGAACTTCAGGTGCAGCATATTCTCTGCAATGATGTCCTTGGTCTCGCCCAGCATCATCCCTTCAGCAGGCATATTGCGGAACACCAGGTACTTTACCGGACGCCCCCAGTCGTTGAGATAAATACCCTGACACAGCTTCTTACTGGGGTCGGTGCGCTCAAGCGGTACAAAGTCCGGCTCCAGCGCCTCCAGCCAGAACGGAATACCCGCCACCGGCAGCAGGCCGTTACCCGTACCGCTGACAAGCTGGGCAAACACCTCACCGTCACGCAGCCAGGTTCGGGCCATCAGACGTTCGAGCACAGGGCGGGTAAACTGTCCCGTCACGTCAGGTGAAACCGACCACTCACCCCATTTGGCACGTATCTGTGTGGCTAACCCATCTGCAAGCTGGCCGTTCTCCATCAACGGCTGTGGCTCAACGATGATGCCTTTTGCGCCAACGATTCTTTCTTCCAGTTTGTCGAGCACGCCGATCACCAGATCGTGATTGCAGTCAAGCCAGCGCGCCTGCTCGCGCAGGGATCTTCCACCGAACTGGCTCAGCTGGTTGGCTGAGCGGTTTTCACGCCTGCCGCGGTGAGTGCGGGTAGGAAGTACCGCTTCATACGCCTGAATGACCATCCGGGATTTTAGCCGTGCCGCTTTCCATCCCGGCGAGAGCAGGCCGATCGCATTATCCAGCAGGCTCATCGCGGGAACCTCGCCAGACGATACGCGGGACGTCCGGCAGCTGCGGTAGCAGCAGAAGTAAGCTTGCGCTCCCACTCCTGGCGACCTTTACGGATCTCGCTCAGATTTTCCATGGTCATCTGCTGACCATTAAAGGTGATGGACTTGCCCTGAAGCACAGCCATTTCAGCCTCGGTATAGCTCTGAATCATATTGAGGATATCGCTCTGGTTCACACCCAGCCTCCTGATGTTGACGGTGCCCAGGCTGATTCCCTGGTCTGTTTCGTTTTGGTCTGTACCGGCGCAACGGTCGCTGCCGGTGACGCTTTAAGCGCAGGCGATACGGGCTCCTGCGTTTCGGTATGATTTTCGATATAGGTTTCGCGGCGCGCCCATTCAGGTGCGTCAGGCCATTTGATTTTCTCGTAGCCGTGCAGAATAACCAGCGCATGGGCATAGACCATAAGGTCAAACGCTTCGTTAGCTCCCTTGCCAGGCTTCGACCATTTGCCATCGGTTGAACGCTCCTCATAGGTAAGCTCGTCGTAGAACCAGTCACCAAGCCAGTCAGGAAAATGCACATAATTGGGACCAGGCACATTACGCCACAGGGCATTGTTGATCCGGTCTTTCAGGGCATTGGTCTGAAGCAGGTAAAGCGGCACATCCCCGGCGGCTTTTGCCCGGCGAGATGTTCGCCCGGTATTATCCGGATAGGTTCGGGTGATGAGTTTTGCGCGCGTCTGGCTGTCGCCCTTGAAAAGCCACACATGACGCTGAAGACCATCGCGGCGGCAGCGCCGCCAGAATTCGTAAGCGTTATCGGTGACACCATCCTCACCGCCGGAGTCCACCGCCATTGCCAGCAGGCGCATACGTTTCTCCGGTTCGCCGTCAATCGCCCACGTTTTGTCGAGCACATCGGTGCGCAGTAAATCCCAGTCCTCAGGGTAGCTTGCCGGGTCAATCGGCAGGCTTTCGCCTTCCGGCGTGATACGCATCGACTGGAGAATGTTGTAGCGATCCACCACCCAGCGTTCACCATTTGCACCATAGCCAACAACCTGAACCACGAAACGACGACGGCGACCACCCTGCACATCGACGGTCGCCACCAGGAACTGTACCCCTGCAGGAACGCGCCGTTTTTCCACCGGTTCGGCCCGGCGCTGGAGCTCTTCACCCTTGCGCTGCTCAACACTGGAGCGCGGAAGGTACGGACGGCCCCAGTCAGTATTGATAACCGTCTTCAGCGTTTCCTCGCTGCCGGTTGTTTCGTAGTCCTGCTCAGCTGTCAGTAATTTGTAAACCAGCTGAGCCCATGTCTGGTAAGCCGCAGCCGGGCCTTCCATCCAGAACGAGGCAATGCGCGAGCGCCTCGCTTCGCCGGTAATATTCCCGTCGCGATCAATTTGCTGACCTTCGCGCAGCCAGATGCCTTTCATGTTGAGTGCGCGTTTCATATCCGCAGTGATTCGCTCGCCACAAGACGGGCAGCAGATATGCGCAGCTTCGCTGGCTTTTACCGGGTCGGGAATTTCCCGGTAACCGATCATGGCGTCCATTTCCGGCTGAAAGAATTCGCCACAGTGCGGGCACGGCCAGTACCAGCGGCGGCGATCGCCGCGGTTGTACAGGGAAAGGATACCTGTGGTGGGCGGCGCCTCATGAGGCGAGTTACGCCGCCATTTGGTATCGCGTATATCGCGACCAGGGGAGCTTTCCACAAGCGTCATCCCGCTAGACATAAAAGTCGTTGTACGTTTAGAGGCCAGCGAAAAAGCATCCCCCTCCCCGTCGATATCTTCCGGAAAGCGGTCGTAATCGGTCAGGGCCACGCACTTATAGTCGGAAGAGGACATAATGTTGACCGACGGCCAGCCAATCTTCAGGTAGTTGCCGGCGCGAAAGGTTCGGTCATGAACGTTATTATCGTTACGTCGCGGGCTGAGCCTGCTTTTTACTTCAGGGCTGCTGCGAAATGTACGGTCGAGACGTTTCTTCGAGTGCTCGCGGGCTTTCTCCTCAGTCATCTGGACAATCAGCATATCCGACGGATCGCAGACCACGTTATAGACTACCCAGCCATCGATCAGGCCGATGGTTTTACCTGTTCGGGCTGGCCCTACAAACACCACAGCATCATATTCGCGGGATGCCAGGCAGTTCATGGGTTCGATGACATACGGAGCCAGATTCGGATCCCAGGGCACTGAGTTTCCGGCGCCCATGGGTACGCGCATATACTTGCTGACTGCATCGGCCACCAGCATGCGGCGCGGGGCGCGAAGAATACCGGGCATATCCCTGCGGATACCCCGTGCGGAAGCCCGCTTCGCCATCAGTCCTCCTCAGGCTGTTCCTCCTCCGGTTCGGCGTCCAGCACGCGCTGCGCTATCTGGTCGCGTAAATCATCTATCACACCCTGTACCCTCGCCACCGCAGCTGGTGTCAGTGCGCAGTCGCGCTCAAGCACATCAGGCAGCGTTTCCAGTACCTGCACCACCGCTTTCGACATCACGGAAAACTCCCGCGCCACGTCCTCAGCCGGAATGAGTTGCCCGGTCTCCTGTTCGAACTTGATCCGCTCGTTTTCGGCTTTCCAGTGCGCCAGCCGGTCGGAGGGTTGCATGTCTTCCGCGCTGGCAGTGATGGTCGGCACCATGAGTTCGGTCAGCACATCAGAGACAAGATAGAGCTTCAGCTTGCTGTTACTGCCCGGTGCAGGCTCGACGTTCTTCAGCCTTACGGCCACAGTTTGCCTGTGCACACCCGTGATCCCGGCGAGCTGGTTGATGTTGAGCTTCAGGGAAGCGATTTCCTGGTCCATGATGATGAACACTTTTTAAACGATTCGACATCTTTGCAAATTACCGCTGCGCTAAATCAGCAACTTACCCAAATGATGATGATGGCCCTGGATCACGAAAACTAGCCGTTTTCCGCGTGCCCGCCGCCTCGTGGTAGGCCACCCCCTCGGGAGGACCCATTGATGATAATGGTTATCATTTTCACCTTTATGCGCCCAAATGGTGCGCTCGGCAACCAAAATGGACGTTTAGACGGCCAAAAGCCTTTATTTTGGGGTGTCGGTGAGGCCATAACCGACTCCTAGCGGCGGTACAACAGTCCGCCGGGCTTAATCGCGTTGCGAATAGCATCGTTTGCGGCCTGTTCAATAGCCTGTTGCGTGGTGACAATTGCCGAAGCCTGAGCATCCTGTGACGCCTGCAGTGCCTTGAACACTTCGCTCTCGCGTATAGCGTCAATGACAGCTTCGCGCATATCGTCAGAGAGGCGGGTCTTAGTGGCAGCATTCTCAACAGCAATACCTATTCCAGCCACGTGAAGGACGCCTGCGTCATCAGTATGCCCCTTAATTCTCCAGGCTGCGTTTGCTGCCTCATCGGAATCAGGGCTGCTCATTAATCTAGGGTCAGACTCACCCGGGTAGTTGTGAATAAAGTTAGCGGTGTTGATAGTTACTGTGCCTGGCTGGCCGTAATTATGGGTTTCGTCCAGAAGGTCTCTGAAGGCAGAGGTGTCAGGTAAACTTTTCAGGATTTCGTCCACCAGCTTTTGTTCTGCTTCGCCCCATGTGCACTCTGACCGAACCGTCCTCACCATAGGCTGTTAGCCCTTCACCGGATATCACCACTCGTCCGCGTGTTTTGGTGCGCTTATCCTTCACGCGCAGCTGACCGGGGAAATATTCAGGGTAACCGCTGACTTTAATACGGCGACCTTTGAGGTCGTACTCAGCAGAGCCAGCGGGGCTTTTGATGATCATGCCGTGGTCGGTCTGAACGATACGCATGCCAAGCATCGCCTGCTGTAGCGATAAGTGTTTCATTCGGGTTTCCTTTTAGATGTGAGCCTGTCGCACGGGATGTCCGACCGAGAGAAGCAGATCCCCGGGTTCACGGCTGAAAGACTCTCTTTGGCACGCGCGCGAGGCGCATAAAAAAGCCTCGCAAATCGAGGCTAAGCTTAAAAGCAACAATAAAGCCAGTAAGGTCGTTACTGCTGTCGTTGTTGTTTTTTTTGATTTGCCGCTTCAACTATCGCCATTGAACGTTGCCGACGAGTCTCTCTTTGGACATACCAATCGGTTAAAAGGGTTTCAATTAGTCTGATTAGCATTTCAGCCTCACTGCTATCAACATCGATTATAAGATCAATGTCTTTCTCCATATGAGCACCTATATTGCCAATGCTCCTTATTGCGTCGATTGCATTCCAAGTATCTGGATCAACCTTATCCTTAATTGCTTTAATTTCCTCAAAAAGATTTTTCTCTTTCACCTCCCAAAAATCTCTTATCATTCCCTGCAGACAGCGACGCGCTAGGGTTGCTGATGCTTTAGGGGAAAGTCCACTTATCAAGGCTGATTCTTTGTAATCGTTAAGAATTGCTTGAGGAATGTAGTCTGGAAAAACTTTCACAATCCCCTGTGGGCGAATAAACCAATGCTCAATAGTTCTTCCAGCACCGAACCCATTCGGCCCTTTTCTGGCTACACTAAGTTCCGTTTGATAGGTGAACTCCTTACATTCCGGATTTGGACATACATGAACCCAACCTTCAACAAATAAGGGGCCATATGATGTCTCTGCATCTACAACAAAATTTGAATATTTTCTTTCAATTTTACTAAGAACAGAAAGTTTCCCACAAAAGGGGCATTCCCATGTCGACATTGTAAACTCCTTTTATAGATTAGGAGTTGTCAGAATAACCCTAGTAATCATCCTATGAAAGCATTGCCATAGTGATCTGTTACTAGGTCGACCTCGCGACGCTTCACAGCGTGGCTAACCGTGTTGTGCAGAGTGGAGAACATCATCAGGCGCTCTGCTCGAAAGCGTCTTGTGCTGCCAGCCACATCACCGGAGTGGCCACGCTCATGCCCTTGAGGTGCTGTCGCTTCGTCGCCGCTAATAACCGGTGCACGTATGGCGCTCGTGCTGCTTTACCGGAGCTTGTTTTGATCTATGACCCTTACCCATCACTACACAGGCTCGCTCAATAGCGACTCGGGGCAGCATCATGACTGCTGCTTTGCCTTTCGGCTGCGGTCTATCCGCTCAGTGCTTCATGTTTTTTCTCCCGGCAATAAAAAACCGCCCGTAGGCGGTCAGTCTTCTTTCATTATCGCGGGTCTGATGTCGCAACCCTCGAAGCGATAATCGTCGTACTCGGCGCGGAGCTCTGCATCCACTTCATCAAAGATCCGGTCATACAGCTGGCGCGTCGGTTCATTCTCCAGCGCCCGCACAAAGTGGATGCCCTGGCCGTCCGGGACGGCGGCAGTCGAGAACCGGAACGTAAGCTGCCATACCGCTACTTTGTTCAAATCCAAAGGCTGTTTCATATCCCCTCCGCTGTAATTAGCCGCGGTCAGGATAGTTCATCAAACCAGCAGTGGATATTGCCGTGCCATTAATCTTTGAGCGATGCCGCATTACTTAACTGTGAATTTAAAGGGGTGCTTCAGGCGGCGCAGATGCCACATTTGCCATTATCACAGGCACTCAGTGAATTCCTTATCCTTTTCTCGGGATATCTTGATGATTATCCTCTGTAGGGGATGACACTTAACTATCACTATGGGATGGTCTCTTTTGTCCAACACTGTTGGACATCCTACCCATGCCTTTAGGGCCCACTATAGAAGGGCCAATCCCGGCCATTCCATACTTACTTTGAAAAGGAGATGAGATGCTTACTTCCCATGACTGGGTTGCGATTCTGCACGCCCCAATTACGCACGTTCTTGTTTGGTTTGTACTGAGCGTTATCCATCACAAGATAACTGGAGAGCCATTGGTTTGATAATGGGGTTGCCATTACGATGGGCCTACCCATGGTGATGGCAATAAAATACCGCCCGGAGGCGGTTGATTTTAAATATCACACATTCAACTTGCTACACGCTGAATTTATGAGCCCCATCAAAAAGTCACTCCCACCTCTATCAGGGTGAAGCGCAAGAGCTAACTTTTTCTTTCTGTTTTTTACTTCTTCAAGGCTAGGCTGCGTTCCCGTTTTAAACCCTAGCACCATATATGGGTCAAGATTATTTACACTTTGATAATTTGCGGTCAGCTCCTTTAGCATATTGATTTCTTTCTTTAATTCATAGATTTCTTTGTTTAACTTGCTGGTCTCAGTGGCATCGTAAGCCCTGGATTGCTCAATAGCCGACTTAGTGTCTACTGCCCATATAGTCGTATGTAAAACGAACCCTTGAAGCTGGAAGTCATGACATAGCTCGCTATAGCCACCGACTAAGAGATTATTATACAGATCGGGTATGGCTATATAATCTTCGCCTTTTTTGAGGATAGCGAAACAACGGTTTGGATTGTAAAAATTCATTCCATGGCCCAAATAATCATTCATCGTAATCTCCGCATCTAATGATTAGATTACGATACCCTTCGGATAACTCTTAGTGAAGCCCCATATCAATTTAAACATTGCCCTTTGATGTACTGCTGCAACACCGCTATTTTTGTTTGGTCGCTTTTGATTCCGGCTCTGATACCGAGAACGTTTCGTCCAGCAATGTCAGAGAGTTCGACGGTGGCATCATGGCCCAAGCTGGAGGGGCTGGCGGCTTGGGTTGAGGCTCGCACTGGACAGCGACCTTTGACGAGCACCCGACCACCATTATCAAGCTTGCGCTGCAGAGCATCATTCTCAGCTTTCGCATCAGCGAGTTCCTTCGTGTATTTGGCATCCAGCGCAGCTACATCACGCTGGCGCACCTTCATGTCATTGATGGTGTCATTCGCAAGGATGAGCTTTTCAGTGGCTTTATCGCGCTGGCCCTTGTAGACGATGGCGTTGTCGCGGTAGTAGTTAGTTGCTATCGACAGAACAACGCACAGCAGGAGCAACACGCCACCAGCAGCTAATGAAATGCGGCTCATGCCAGCAGCGCCTTGCGCGCCCGGTTGAATCGCTCGTTGCGGTCAGCCAGTCCGTTTTTACCGCCGTTGATGATCAGCGTGACGCGCTCGACGTCGCCCCGATAGCGCTGGCAACCATTCGACACGAAGAACCAGGCCGCCGAACGGGCCGCATGTGCATCTTCCGCCAGCAGCTCGGGAGCAGTAACCAGATCAAGCTTTAGCGCCGTGCCGCAGGTGCGGTAATTATCTAGCCCGGTGATCTGAATCAGGCCGCGCCCGCGATATTTCCACCCATCCTGCGGGCCTTTGTTACCCAGGCGTTTGCTGTAGACCAGATTAGCGATCGCACGCTGGCGCTCGGGCGGTAACGCTTTTTCATCCGGACGGCGGCCCAGCATGCTCGCCTGATCCCGCGTGATGCGCCCGGCGCGGATAAAGTCTCCCAGACCCGCCACGCTGTAGTTAAAGTTCTCCACCAGCGCGGTAAAACTCGTCGATTCGTGGCCCACCTGAGCGATAAACATCGCCTGAACGACAGGATCAGTAATACCAAACTCGCGCATCGCCGCATCGATGTGCGGAAACCAGCGCGCAGCTAATCCGGCGCTGATGTCAGCCGCCCTCTGAAATTGTTTTAGGTTCATTCTGGCCTCAGGACATAGAACAGCCGCGCCACATTACCCCGTGCCCGGAACACGGCGGCGCAGATGATCAGGTTCATGGTGACGGATGCCCAGTGGGCGTGCAGGTAGTAATCGAACATGAATCGGAACGGTACCGAGGCATACGCCAGGATGATCAGGTATGCCATCCATGACGCCCACCAGTTATGTCGCCCGCCCGGCTTGCGGAACATCATCAGGCGCAACACTATCGCAGTACACGTCACCACGTTGGTCAGTACCAGCGGATCACTTGTTACCATTGGCTCCTCCTCTCCACCTCTGCAGGAGTGTCAGCGGATCCTGCTCACTGAGAAAGGTCAGCGTCTTGATTGCCAGAGCGGAGAGAACCACAGCACCAAGCGCGTCGAGCGGCTTTTCGGTGTACTGGGTCACGCTGGCCAGCAGAGAACCTGCCAGCCCGGATCCGTATACCCCGGCAAAATAGGAAACGATGAAATATGCAGAGCGGCGGAAAATAGTCAGGTCTGCTGCGGTGGCCACGTAGAAAACGGCACCAGCGAACGCGCCGAACACGACACCGTAATCGGTGCCCGTCAGCAGTCCATAAACGCTGGCTCCTGTCAGTGCGCTACCAGCGATAACAGACCCTGAAACAGGTTCGGACATTTAGCCCCCTCATTATTGCTGTGGATCCTCTCAGATGAGGGGAAATGAACAGCCACCAATTGGCGGCTAAAATGCACTCTGTAAAAGACGCCCGGCGGACGCCTTTAGAAGAGTTATTTCGCTTTCTTTAGCAGCGGCCAGAGCAGGACTACCACGCCAGCCACCAGCACGCCGTCGGCCAGGATCGACATCAACTTGCTGGTAAAGTCGATGGCGATCACCAGAAACAGCAGCACACCAGCAGCAGCCCAGCGAAGCTTAGCCATTACAGGTGGTTTTCCAGACGCAGGCCGAGAGCACTGGCGATCTCTTCCAGCACCTTGCGCTCTTCCGGCTCTACTTCGCCATCAGCCTCAGCAATAGCTACCGCCACGTCGAGAACGTCTTCCGCCTCGCGGGTGTCGTGCTTAACGTCTTCAATCTCACGCAGCGCCGCCCGGCGACCAATCTTGAAGTTGGTGTCCAGCTGGCCGACGATCGTTGCGCTGATGGCGTTGATTTCAGAGGTGAATGCTGCCAGCGATGGCTGGTTGCACAGCACCTGTTCAATCTTCGCCTTCTCTGACGCTTCGCATTCGCCGTCGGCGTATGCCACCAGGTAAGCAGCGTTTACCACCGCCTGAGCCAGATCGCGTTTTTCGAACTTCTTGATGTCGCTGACGGCGCGGCGGGCATTTTTTTTGAACATACCGAACATAGTGACTTTCCTTTTAGGGGGTGAGCCAGCGCTCAGGATGGTCAGCCCACAGAGACGGTCACACCGACCATCACTCTGGCTCACCTCTGAAAGGCTCTGTGGTTGAAGCGCCGAGCGTGGCGCGGAAATAAAAAAACCCCGCCTGAGCGAGGTTTTGATCTGATAAGCGTTGTGTCGTTGTGACCAGCCTTATCACATTAGCTAACAAAATGCGGACCGCGATAGTGTTTTTTTAGTAGTTTTCTTATATTGTTATCAAAACAATCATTCTCACCCAGCATTTGCCTTAAGTAGTGGCTTCCATTACGTGGTATGCATAGATTTTAAATTGAGGACCTAGGATGTCTAAGCAAAGTCGACAAAAAGCAATACACTACAAAGTTGCGACAATGGCGAACTGCAACTCAGACCTGCAAACTATTCTCGAATCCATCGTTGGGAAGGATGGTACTGCTGAAAAGGTAGGGCAGCGTCGTGAACAAGTTTCGCCATCAAATAGTGACAGTGGGTTAAGATTAATAAATCGAAGTAATACATTCAAAACTATTCTTTTCGGTCAGATGATTTTGTTCGAGCAGGGTAGAAGCCAAGCACTAATGACAATTAGCGATGACGCAAGTTTCTATGATATAAATGCTATAACCTCCGAGCAAATAAAGCTTGAAGCAGATAATTCAGTTTCGGAAGAGGAAAAGCAAAAAATAAAACGCGAGTTCATTGATTCGATTTTATATTTTGGTGTTTTGAAAAACCACGTTATGATTGTACAATCCAGCTCGCTTCGTTCAAAAGACCTTGAAATACATTTGAACTGGTTGATACATAGCTTCGGAAATGCGTTTGCTGATGATAGCATATTAATTCTGAAAGATAAGCCTAGTGAAGAAACTATTAAACGCTTAGAAAAAACCCCGGTAAGTAAAATTAATTTAGGCAGTGTCCCTATCAAGGCTCAAGATTCTAATGGCAATATTGAAATAGTCCCTACGGTTAACCCATCTAAACAAGATGCTGTTCAAAAAGTTAAAAAAATGAAGTTTATGCCAAAAGGTAAAGGTGGGGACATACTAAAAGCTGCTTTTGGCCAAGATTGGTTCCGTGATCTAAGGTTAGAAGATACTCTCGATGAGGCAAACCTACAAGTAAACTTAGAGATATCCTATTTCCGAAACACCACTAAAGATGGTCAGCTGTTTATGGACACGCTTGCTACATCTTTACGTCATACAGATCAAGAGGATATAGAGATATCTCTTAAAGGTGGCGGCACTATCAAAGGTGCAGACATCAAACTATCTGGATCAGTTAGCATCCAATATAATAATGGATTAATTGATGAAAATCATTTATATTTACAGATGCACAAATGGTTGCACGCAAAAATAGGTGCGGGCGATATAGCAGTCAAATAAAATTCAACGCAGGGGGAAAGCATGAACTTTAAACTTTTTTTACTTAAATTCATTCTTTCCTTTTTATTAGGTTTTTATGCCTTTAACATAGCCGTGAACTATACAGTTTTGAAGTCCGCCTCTACGCCTTGGATCATGTTAACTTTATTGCTATTCTCGTCAGGTTATTGTGTACAAGCACTTTTTAAGCTACCCGAATCAGACGAGCATCCATCTTTGTCGAGCAATGAGTTAAGAAGATTGCGCCCTATGCTCAAAATCAAAAAAAACAGGCTCACCTTTATACTTTGCTATCACGTCTTGGCTGCAATAATTGTCAGCCTTGGTTTTTTTAGCATAAGTTTAACAAATCCGATTTTCCCAAGATTTTTTTCGTTAGCTGGTGGGATGGTTGTATCATGCTTATATACCTTCTTTTTCGTTAAGGCTAATATGGACGAAATACAGAGTTTCAAAAGCAAGTTAATCCATAGAGCAGAAAATGAGAAAAGGAAAAAAGATCTTCTTGATTCCATTACAAAAAAACCCGAATAAACGGGTTTTTCTTTCAAGCTAAGGATTAACTATATCATCCATACTCAACTTAACATCAAGTATGGCTAAGCATCCATCGATAAACCCTTCTGCCATTTGGATTTCAATACGTATTAGCTTTTCATCTTTTTTCCGTGAACGGGCTAAGCTGCGCTTCGACACTCTATAGAGGTAATGGGCCACCAATAGCGAATGCTCATAGGGCTTTCTCTGTTTCAAGCGAGCAAGACACCCCTCGATCACTAAAGCATCATCATCTGTACAAGAAAGACGAGACTTGCCTGTTTGCGGTAGCAGTCCTTTAAATCCAGCAGCGATGGGGGAATAATCCACACCTGCACTATCGCTGGCTGCCCAACCGCCCCACAGTTCCAGTACTTTCTGAATATCACGCATCAATTCTCTCCACTAAATTATGCCAGTACGCCGATCGCCAGCGCGCGGTCTAAAGTTCGCAGCAGCAGCTCGGGCTGCGTGCCATATTTTTCTTCAAACGCCTTCATGTCAGCGTGTAACTCGTCGTGATGCGCTCTGCACAGCGGTATCACAAACAGGTCGTGCGCTTTGGTACCCATACCGCCTTGGCCGTAGCCGATCAGGTGATGAGGGTCGTCAGCCTGCTGGCCACAGCATGCGCACGGCTGCTGCTTAACCCAGCGGGTGTACTTCTCACACTCCCAGCGGCGGCGCTTCGGGCGCAGCATGAAAGACTCCGGCGACTCCGGATCAACGCGCAGCGCCAGCAACTTCTTGACCTGCTCTTGCACGATCTCCGTTGCGGCGGGCATGTGACGCAGATCGCTTTCCCGGTAAACCGATTGGATAGGCTCATCCGGTAGACGAAGAGCATGCCGGGCTAGATTTTCGGGAATCGCCTCGGCGAGTCCGTTACGCGTCAGCCACCAGCACACCTCCGGGATCGTCAGCTGGTGGTCGGCACCAAACTGGAAATCACCACGGATAAACCAGAGCAGCCACTCGGCAACGTTCGCACGCGCCATGCCGCCGAGCGTTTTGTTGTGCTGGTCGCGCAGCAGGTTGTCGCAGTGCCAGCACAGGCGGATAGAGCCTGGCTCATGGCGTAGTGTCGTCAGGTTATCGGAATGCCATTCGCTATGCGGCCACTGGCAGCCAGTAGAACGCATCAGCCAGCCCTCCAGCGCCTGAATGCCACCAGCGCGGCGGATCACCCGTTCGTTTTCGAATACCGGCACTAAGAGAGGATCTTCGGCCAGCGGCTGCGCAGCGGGCGGTATTTCTCCTGTCGGCAGGCTGGCCAGCCTCTCTGGCTCGTTCTCCAGCAGCACGCGGCCCCGGTTGAACAGCGGCAGCAGCTCGGGGCCAGGGCGGAACATGACGACGCCCAGCTCACGAACCACCACGGGATTTAACAATGCTCTCACGAATCACCTCAGTGGACGGTATCGAGCAGGCGGAGCAGCTCGGGGAATTTCGACTCGAAGAAATGCGGCTGCGTCTCGCGTGGGTTCGCCGGGCTGGTGATGTTCTTCCCGTACATGCAGCCCTTGGCGGTCATCGACCAGAAGCGCTTCACACCGTTTACACCTGACCGGCTGCGGCGCTCCTTCTGCTCGACGATCCCCAGCTTAGCCAGCTGCTGGTATGCCAGCGCAGCAGTCATGCGGATGCTACTGGCTTTAAGCAGAGCGCTCAGGGATTGCGTGGGGCGGCTGGAGCCATCCGGTGCGCCAGCGGGCGCGTCAATGGCGTAGTGAGGGGCAAGGTTCGGCAGTCCAACGGCTTCCTGTAGCTTCTGGCACGCGCCCAGTACGGAGGAATTTGAGAGGTTAAGGGATCGCTGCATAAAATCGAGCAGGATGACGCCAGCCTGCATTTTATCTGCCGCCAGGCTGTTAGAAGTTACTGGCTGGCTTACGGCTGCATCAAACGTCCGGATCACCCTCAGGCTGAACTGTGGGCTGATCCACATGGCGTAGGAGTAGACCAGCTCTTTGCAGACGTAACTGCCCTGCTCTTTGCCGCCCCGGATAACGCTTACGGGTTCCGGCGCTTCCGAGTTGCTAATTTGCAACTCGCTTATTAATTGTTCGGTTTGCTCGTTGCGGAGCCAGAACGCTGGCTTGTGCTTATCCTGAGCACCAGCAGCACGATGAAGATCATTAAGGCAGTAACGACCAAAAATATCACGGCGTACGGAAACGCCGTCAATCACGAGTAATTGACTCATAGGTTTCTCCACTGTTTTTGTTACGAGCGGGACTGCACTCCCGCTTCGTTTGCACATATTGACCTTACTGCTGATTTGCATAACTTTCAACCTTGCCTGTATGGATATCCACCAGCGGGGTGATCGTTATTTCGACCTTACCTTTCGGCACCACCGGCCCCCACTCCACCAGCATCCGTTTTACCTGGCTGTCGTCCTCCCACACGCCAGCGTGCGTAAGCGCGTCAAATAGCGCCTTGTTGTAGTTGTCGATATCCCGGCGGCGCGCGTCCGGCGGGAACAGGGTGATCTCCACCGCTGCTGGTGTGCTGGTCGGCTTCGGCAGGCGGCGCAGCTGCTCGACGATCGCAGCACATGTAGCGCTCTGATATTCACGGCCCTTGGCGCTGATAAGATGGCGACCTGCCAGCGGCCCCTTGTTCGGGGCGCGCCAGTAGGTGTTTACGCTCGGCGGGAACGGCAGCAACAGTTTCATTCGTCCTCCAGCACCAGGTGCATTTCGAATGGGTGATTAGCGCCGCAATAGCAGAGCGATCCGAAATGGCTCATAACCGACCAAAGCGGCATAGACACCATGCCGTTTACGTCAGCAGCAGGCGGAGTGAACGCCAGAGAAAGGCCTGGATGGTCAGAAATCATTTCGTCATGCTGGCGCTTCAGCTCAGCGATCGCGTCGTCTGTAAGTTTCAGCTTTACGGTGCTGTTCAGGTTTAACTGAATCATCTGCTGCTTTGGCTGGTGGTTGATGGTGATACCGCGGTGAGCACCCGGCGCGATTGTGATCACCCCTTTGCGCTGAAGCGCTTTAAGCATCAGATGCGCCGCGGTCGGCGACGCGATCCCCATCATGCGGGCCAGTTCGGCATTGCTGGGCGCATAGCCCCGCTCTTTGTAGAATCTCACCAGCAGATCGAATACCTCCTGCTGGCGCACCGTTAGTGATTTATTTCCCACTGCTACCCCCTATAGAACCGCAACGATGTCGTTGACGGTTTCGCGTGTGCTGGATTTGCTGGATATCGCGCGGCGGGCGCGGACGTAGTTGAGCTCGAAGCCGTGCTGCTGATACAGCTCGACGATGCGCGGCGCAGATGAGTTACTGATCACCACACGTGCACCGCGCTGGTGGGCGGCAACACAGCACCCCGCCAGGGCGAGCTGGTCTTCCCAGCTAAACCCGCCGGGCGCGTAGTTTGTGAAGCCGTTAGTGCCGGGCAGCGGTTCGTACGGTGGATCGCAGTAAACCACATCGCCCTCGCCAGCTAGCGACAGCGTGCGGCGGTAACCGGCGTTCATGAATACGCAGTTGTGCGCCAGCGCGCTGAACGCCTCGATCTCGGCTGCCGGGAAATACGGATTCTTGCTCTTGTTCCAGCCGACGTTAAATTTCCCCGCCCGGTTGTACCGGATCAGCCCGTTGAAGCAATGACGATTCAGATACAGGAAAGCGGCGGCGCGCTCCGGCCCGCCCAGCAGCTGCTCGTTGAAATCTTCAGCAACGGCGGCATAACCGGCGGCGCTGTTCATGGTGCCGAACAGTAGGCGTGCGTGCCGCAATACTGCATCCGGTGTCACGGCCAGCATCTGATAGAGATGGATCAGGTCGGCGTTGACGTCTGCCAGCAGTAAGGAGCTGTGCTTGTTGGAGTTGATGAACACGGAACCGCCACCCACAAACGGCTCAATCAGGCGCAGCCCGGCGGGGATAAGGCGATCAATATCAGGCAACTGATGGTATTTGCCACCAGCCCATTTCAGGAACGGACGTTGCCAGGTGCGCGCTGCTGGCGCAATAGATTCTACGGGAGAGATCGACATCAGTTACCTCCTACGTAGCGGCCAGCCACAGAGCTGTCGTCACCATAGCCTTTGGTCATTCCCGTCAGGCAGCGCAGTCGGCGCTGACGGTACAGCTCTCGATCGTTGGCGGATTGGGCCGTATCGAACGCCTCAAGCCATACAGCTGCCCCCCGGCGGTACAGCCCTTGCTTTTCCAGCTCGCGGGCCTGGGTTTCCAGCGCCGCCAGCCTGACGTCGTTACCCCTGGCTGTATCGATGAAGTAGCGGTAACCGTCGGCATCCTCCAGACGCTCAATCTCTCCGTAGGCCCAGAGGTTATCGATAGCGCCATACGCGGTGCTGCGGTTTACGCCAGGGAGCGCTGCAGCGATCTCTGACGGCAGCAGGCCCGGGTTGGCCTGAATGTGCTGATATACCTGCTCGGTAGCTGTCATCCGTGGAACCCCACTGGAATCTCGTTATCAACATTGCCGATCGCGTTAACGTCTCTCTCGCGCTTGGAGTCCCAAGTCTCGCGTGCCGGGCGCCCTTTCGCCTCCCAGCGCGTCGCGCTCTGCAGGTAACCTTCGAACTTCTTCGGCCCGAACAGCGTATCGGGGCGCATGTACTGGTACAGTTCGTCGTTGCTGCGCCAGTGCTCGTGCTTCAGGTCGATGACCAGCTTCAGGTCGCTGGCGCTGTAACCTTCCCGCAGACGTGCCCGGATGTTCTCAAGGGAAGATTTAGATTTCTGGTAGCGGGAGCAACTGACGCTATTCAGATGACCCAGAACCTCAATCGCCAGATCGGTAATCACCACCTCAGGGTCGGGTTGCGCAGCAACCGGACAAGGGGTTTTTTCTGTAATCTCTGTAGTACTCTCTGTTGTAATCTCTGTAGGATCATCAGTGCATTTTGACCTGATGACAGCGGCTCGTTTTGACCCGGTGGAGCGCTTCACACTGACCTCTTCCATCGTGTCATTTTGACCTGATGGAGAAGCGCATTTTGATCTAATGGATTTGGCCGAAATGACATCATCTAAAAGCTTGTTTTCGTAGTTAATGGTGTAGAAGTTGGTCATATCCCGCTGAGCCTTGTTCAGTTGCTCGATGAGCAGCAGCCCCAGCTTTTTGAGGGATGTGAAGGTGCGTTTCAGGGTCGACTCTGACCAGAACGGGAACTGCTCAAGCCACTGCTCTGTCGTGTTATAGATCCAGCGTGCGCCCTCATGCTCAACACCAGAGGTGGTTTCTTTCAGCCAGTAATGCACCTGCTGCAACGCAATAGCCTCATTGAGGCCGATGCGGTACGCGAGATCAGGACTGATTACTATTGGCCTGGATGGCATTAAGAGACTCATGGTCGCCCTCTAATTCCCGGAAATCGCGTTTAAAAATTTGGAGTGGGCTGAAGCACTCGTGTGGGTAGCCAGTCCGCAGATAGATAACGCGCTGCGCTTCTGGTTCCCAACGGATGACACGGACGGGGATCCCCCGGCGGTCTTTGAACCAGCGGTCGAGTTCGCGCATAACGCTTTAGCCCTCCGGTAGTACACCCCCACGATTCCAGTGGCGCGGCTGTGGTTACATGCCACCCAGCGGTTTGCTACTCTGCGTTCATACCGAAACAGCGGAAGACCCGGGACCGGGATCATCCGAAGTTGCGGTAAACGGTTATTTACCGTTACACTGTTCATGCGTTAGTTTCTCCACTTACAGAAGCACAAGACGCCACGACGCCCGGAGCTGCACACTCGCGGGCGTTACTCTTTTCTGATGGGCTATAAACGCGGCTACCTAAGTTCAGATGCTCCTGCAGCTTAACCGTTGCCAGATAAAGCTCGTCCTTAAGCTGTCCGAATTCACTTTCATCCATCACCCCATCTTTAACGGCATCGCGGAATACCTCTGAGTAGCGACTGATCTGCTCAAAAGCCTCAAGTAGTTTTTCGTTGATATCAGAGTTATCGACCTCAGTGACCTCGCCACCCGGAATGAAATAGCCTCCACTGGCGCGAGCAACAGCATGGGCTACATGATGGGAGCCACCAGCCTTCTGAAGCACGATCGCCCAACCAAGGGGCAGAATCTGATCCCCCTCAGGGCGAAGGCGATTGAAAAGGGAATCAAGGGTGGTACCCTCTTTTTCCTTGCCGTCTTTTTTGCCAATCCAGGTGACGGCCTCTTCGTACCCGCCGGGCAAGTTGGAAATAACTTTTTTAACTGCATCTGAATACCACTCAGGCTGCATTTTATTTCGCCAATTCTTTTGATCCACGGTCGACCCCTTGTTGCTGTGGTTACTTTTAAGCTGCTGTTTCGTTAGGCTTTGCATAAAGTGAAGGCAGAACCTTAAGCGCCCCCTTGGTGATCGCTTGAATTTCAAAAGCTCGGCCCTTGGGAATCACGCTTCCCCAACCAGAAACCGAGGCGTGAGAAATCCCCAAAGCCCTAGCTAAATTGCTAACACCGCCGAAGTAGGAAAGCACTTCATCTTTGTTCATACAGCCCTCTCATGTAGTTTTTGGGAACACTAGGATAGTAGGATATCTTACATATAGAGGTCAAGGATTCTTACCCTTAAAAGTGGTAGGATTGCCTACATGAAAATGAATGATCGCATCCGCGCACGTCGCAAAGAGCTAAAGCTCACCCAGGCCGTCTTAGGGAAGCTGGTCGGCGTAAATCGAGTAACAGTTACCGGGTGGGAGTCTGGTGATTACTCTCCTGGGGGTTCAAACCTACAGGCGCTTTCTGCTGCCTTAAAATGCAACCCTCAATGGCTAATTGATGGCATTGGTGATCCTGAAAGTGATGCTCCAACGGTGCGGCCTACTGAGCTGTTTGGTATAAAGAGGATACCTGTCCTATCTTGGGTTCAGGCTGGAGAGTGGACCGAGTCTGCCTCCCCTATTACTCGCGAAGATGTCAGAGAGTGGATATACACTACAGCAAATCTTTCTGATGAAGGCTTTGCTCTACGCGTTCGCGGCGACTCAATGACCAACCCTAATGGGTCGCCGACCATACCTGAAGGCTCAATGGTAATTGTCGATCCCGACTTTGGCAGTCCTTATGAGGCTAATGGCCGAATTGTAGTCGCTCAAATTGATGGTTCTGAAGAGGCTACCCTGAAGAAGTTTGTCATAGATGGGCCGATGAAGTATCTGGTTCCGCTTAATCCAAATTACCGAGTGCTAGAAGTTAACGGAAACTGCCGCTTAGTTGGTGTTGTTAAGCAGGTAATAACAGATTTTAACTAGCCCATCCTGATAAAAAGTAGCTGCTTTATGCGGCTATTTTTTTACATCTGAATGTAAGTTTTCCTACTTTCTGTATTGACACCTCTGTGTAAGTTATCCTACATTAACCTTATCAACAGCGAACAGGCAGGACGCCCACGCAGTAGCCGCCCCAGGCGTATGAAGATGGGGATGATTCGCCAGTTAACTAAACGACAATGGGGGCTTTGATGAAGAGTGAACCAAAAATCATCGCTGATGGTTATACCGATGATGAATTATGCCAATGGATGGAGGCAAAGTTACGTTCTGTT